ACAAAATCTGCTCTATATAAGGTAAACTTCAAATCTTCTAAATCTGATGGAGTCCAAGTTGCTCCATTTTGTGATTTGAATAATGCTCCAAGAGTTGGTTGTTGGGAAACAACTTTTTTTGGATTTGCTTTATCTGCTTCTCCCATTCTTGAAATCCATACATTATATTCATTGGAAGAAGAAACCAATACGATTGAATATCCAGAACCAGTTTTCTCCAAATAAACTGGAGATGGGAAAGTAAATGTAGTTGCGATAGTACCATCCTCAGAAGTTTTAACATCTTTTGCATCTAATGTAACTTCCGCAAATGGTAAAACTGTTTGAGTTGGGAAACCAGTTTGCATCGTTCTAATTTGAAGTGTTACTGGAACTCCTTTTGTGTCTTTTGTTGCAAAGAAAATATCACATTTTGTAATATAAACCCCATTACTATCTGCAACTTCAAATGATTGTGCTAGTGGATCTACCCATCTGCTGGATGTTGATGTTGATGTTGTAGAAGTATTTGATGCAACTAACCTAGTATCAATATCGGTAAGTGTTCGTGCATCTGTTTGTGGAATTCTTTCAACATTTGCATTTCTAATTCTAAGTGTAGAATTTTCAACATTATCCAAAGTTCCAGCAGAAGTAAAATTGGTTTCTGCTGTAGTTTCATCTGAAGTAACTACTAAAGAATTTGTTGAACTTGATGTTAATACAAAAGTTTTTGTTCCAGTTCTAAAAGATGGAGTTGATGGAACTGTTGGATCGGGAACAAATAATGAACCAATAAAAACTCCAGTTTCATCTGCGATCAATCTTACATTAGAAATAATTGCAATTGCTCCACTGGTTTGACCCACCAATTGCATACTTTTTGCAATACTTCCATAAAAACCAGATGATGCCTGCATTTCTAAACTTGCAGTGTCAACATTTAATAATGTAGTTGTAGATGAGTATGAACTAGATAAAGAATTTTCTAGTAAATATGGATTTGTTGAAAATATTTCTGTTGGTGAATTATATGGACCATATTTGTGATTTTGTGTTGAAAGTCTAAATCTAATAGATTTTGAACCTAAAGATCCAACTACTGTTTCACCAGCAGTAAAAGTTCCACTAGACATTGAAACTTCAATTAATTTTGGTACGACATATGATGTCATATCAACATTATCAAAAAATGCATAAACTCTTGATGATGGTTTTAATCTTTTAGCAATAATTTCAATATTTCTAGATCTCATTGTTGTTATGATTTCTCTAGAAATCACTCTATCTCCAAGATTTGTAGAATCAAATCTTTCAGTAACACCAAATTGAATTCCTTGTCTGGATTGATTTGTTGTTGTAGTTACTGTTTGATTGTTAAATTCTATAAAATCATTTACAGTTGTGGTTGTGTCGGTTACTCTTCTGCGACCTCTTCCTCGTGGATCGATTGTTGTTGTGGAAGATGTACTTCCTGTTTGAAGTCTAGCTAAAGTTGGACCATCAGAACTACTAGTTCCAGTCCAAGTAGTTTCCCATGCACCCCAATCTATAGGAGAAAGACCAGTATTACTATCTACACCAAGCTGTTGTACTGTTGTACTATAATCACCTTCAATATCATAAGTTCTTTCTGTTTTTCTTGTCTCAACCCAAGTATCACTTGATGGATTTAATTGAATTGATCCAATCCAGTTGATCACATTAAAAGGATTTACATTTTCAGTACCTGTAGCAAATTCATTTTTTACATATTCGACTTCTGAATAATTTAAACAAACAACGTCTCCAACTCTTTTTATGTTTGGAGAACCTAAATCACTAACAAAACGTAAATCTGCATTTGGATTTGATGTCTGCCCAATCCCAATAACTGCCTCAGAACCCAAAAGTAAATCTATAGAAGTTGTATAATGGGTTGGTCTCAATAATCCATTAGCAGTATCAATACTTGCTTTATAATCTAGATTTGTTATTTCTCCACCATTATAAGATTTAAAATTATCAACAAAGAATCCACATTTAAATCTATCCAATCTCGTTGTAGAATCTCTTATAGTTAAATTTTGAGTATCTGTTTCTAGTAAAGATAGTGATGTATAATATTCAACATTCGAAAGTCTATCTTCCAATCTGGAGATATCTTTCATTGTATATCGTTTGTGTTGTACTAAAGTTGTTGATGCATCTTCTGAATTATTCAAATAAGCAGGCAAACGAATTGATGCAATCTCCAAACAAGAATCTAAATTATTTGGAAGTTTTGGTTGAAGTGATGGAACACCTTTATTTACGATAAATGATCCTTCTTTTGTTAAAAATAACCTATCAATTCTTGGTAAGTAATAGTCATAAGATAAATTTATTGCTTTATTTTGTGCAAAAATATTTCTAGATGAATTTTCTCCAGTAAATAATCTTGATTCATACTCAAATGGTGATTTTGTACCAGAATATGAAGCAACTCTTGGTCTTAAATCAATAACATCACTTAAAGATATTCCGTCAACTGATGATATATCATCTCCATATCTATCTTTATCATAAGAATTTACTCCAACAAAATCACCACTATCTGATGAATCTATTGTGTAATTATTATAGATAATTGTAATTTGTTTTGTTGGAGCAGAAACTTGTGGTTTTCTAATAAGTCTTGAGAAATCAAGATATTCCGATCTTTGACCTTCATCTAAAATAAAGTTAGTTCTAATATTTTTATCACCAACTTGAATTGAGTCAACAGTTCCAGAAATTTGAGATTCTTCAAAAGTAATAGTTTCTCCAACAGAAAAAATATTTTCATTTAGATAAACAAATTTTACTTCATTTGTTCCATCATTTGATACTAAACTTGCAACTGCTCCAGTATCTTTACCAACTATTCTTTCCCCTTTGATTGAATTTAAAATATTTGAATTTAATCCAATTATTGTGATTGATGGTAATGTTGGAGACGAGGAAGAAGATGATTCAAAAATACCAATAACTGATTCTACGTCTGGAACATTTAATGAAATCTCTTCATCTTCAACTCTCAAACCATAAACAGTACTAGTCGTTAAACCACTTATAGATGTGGAAATACCAGAAGAAGTTTTGTTGATTGTTAAACTAGAACATCTATTGTATATCTTTTTACGAGTTTTTGTATTTATTTTTTTAAGAGTTGCAGTTAATATAGCTGCACCTGAATTCGCAGTAATATTTTGAACAGATATAGTTCTTCCACTCGGAACTAGTTTTTGATTGTCTAGTATTGCTACGGTTCCATCAGCAAAAGTTAAATTATAATCTTCTTCATCAAATGGTTCAAATGTCAATGATGTGTCTGTTTCTAATGTCGCACTCCAAGCACCATCACTAAATTCACCAGCAGTAATACTATAAGATTTTTTGAATGTAATATCAGAACCAGTTAAATCTAAATTTGAAACTTTTGAGTTATTTAAACGTGCATATAAAAAAGCATTTTTTGTATTCAAAACATCCAAAGATACTATTTTGAAGTCATTTACAGTAATATTTGAACCTGGAAGAGAACCAGAACAAACACCAGAAACAGAAGTACTTGCTACAACAGTTAAAGATTTTGAAGATCCACTAACAACAGAAACTTTATTGTAAGTAGGTATACTTTCTCCTTGCTTTGTGTATGATACAATATCACCTACATTGATTCCAACATAAAAGTTTTGATTTGAAGTTGTTACTGTTCCACCAGATGTAATAGTAAATTGAGTTCCTGGTTCTGCAACAGACAATGTTTTTGATAAAATTGGATCAGCAGTAAACCCAGGAGAATATAACTGATGAACATCAGATAAAGAATAATCTTTTACTGATGTGATTGTTCGAGAAACATCCAAACCATTAATTTTAATCTGCTCATTTGCTATAAATGAACCAGAAACTTGGTATAATGTTAACGAAGTAGATGATGATACATTACTAACTAAATAACCTTTAGCTCCACTATTTTTTCCTTGAATATATGCTGGAGCAGTTTGCGTTAACGCAGTATTGATTGTTAGTGTTGTATAAGTTTGAATATCATAAAGGGAACTCTCGAATTGAGTTGAAGCATTTGAGTATGCTGTATTTTTTAACTTTAAGTCATATAATCTAGCAACTCCAATTTTTGTTCCAGATGAAGAACCTGGTGTTGCTGTTCTGGTATCATAAAGACTTACTTGTGTTGTTATACCAACACTAATAGAACCATAAACATTATTTAATAATATTTGTCTCCCAACATTAAATGGGATTGATACATTCTCTGCTCTTTCTGTTGTTCTTGGTTTTTCTATATCTACAATAGTATTACTGATTGTTTCAATCTCATATCCACGAACATATGCTTTTCCTGGACTTATTGAAATACACGAAAGATCTTTTGATGGAGTATTTCCTTGTTTAGTTTTTTGACTTGAATAATAAATTCCATTATTTCCAATTCTATCATTTAGTGATTCTTTTATTTGAATATCAAAAGGTTTTACATAATAATCACCAGATTCATCATAAGTTCTTCTTGCTAATTCGTCTCTAATTAAATTATAATCAGTTTTATCTACAAATTTAGTTAATCCACCATTCTCAATTCGCATCAATTCTACAAAATCTTGATCGTTAAAATCATCAATTTCCTTTTTAATTAAAGTTGTAGATATTTTAAATCTGTCTGCACCAGGTGCAGCATAATTTGAAAATCCTTGAGCATTATCAAACAAATCATTATAATTATTTGATGCTACTGCAATTTCTTCATTAATTAAAAGACCAACACGATATGTTGGGGTATTTGTGTATTGATCTAAAATTGCTACTTGCTTTGGAACAGTAATAAAAAATCCACGAATAAAATATACACCTGCTTCAATTTTTGCAGCAGATCCTTTTCCAACAGAACCAGAAATAATAGAAGTTGCAAAGGATGTAGTTGCTCTAATTGAAGATAGTGTGTAATCCACATCTTCTAATGAGATTAGATTTTCACCATCAACAAAAGTTTTATTTGTAAAATTTGTATCACTAGAACTCTTATATTTTACATATAATGTATAATTATTTTTTTCTGATTCTGTATTTGTAATATAATTTTCTACTACTGCAGTAACACCGCTTGTTTCCCCTTTTATGCTTTTGCCTACAAAGTTATCAATATATGCTGATACTGGAATTCCCAAATGTGTGTCGTCAATTTGCACATAACTATATTCCGAGTCATATCCAATTTGACCTGGAATGACCATGGAACCTTCTTTAAAGAAGTGGTTTCCAAACTTTTCAACTTGATTTTGTAAAATCGATTGAAGAGTTGTTAACTCTCTTGCTTGAATTGGAGTTCCTGGTTTGAATAAAACTCTTTGATAACCTTTTTGTGCATCAAAGTCATCAAAGTATGGAGATACGTTTAGGTTAGTATTCTGTGGCATTTTTCTTTAGAACTCCAAAACGATTTTAATATCTTCTTTTTGACTTGCTGATCTTGGTATCGGTGGTCTGTTATCAATATAAATGATTTCACCAGACTTTTTATTATATTCTGCAGATGCAATACCAGCAACAAAGTTGCTTCCCAGTTGATATGTCCTATTATTTATTACAGTACTAATACCAGTAAAAGAAGTATCAATACTCAATGGTGTTCCAGAAGCAGCACCATTTACAACTAAAGATGAACCAGTAGAACTAAAATCATTAATTTTATATCCAACACCAACTGTTGCCAATCCAACTGGTTGATAATACTTTAAGACCCCTGTTACATTGTCCCACGAAGCAACAAATCCAATTGCAACAGTTCCAGTGCTAATTGTTTGAGTGATGGTTGAATCGACAGCATAAGTTGTTAATGTCGTAGCAGCACCAGTCAATTTCAATGCCTTCAGACCACTTACTTCTGCAATATCTAATGGTTCGGTGGTGCTAGTCACTTTTGTTGGATTTTTGATGATTCCAATTCTAGCAAAATCATTTCCAATAATAGTATCAGGATTTGTCTCATCAGTATTATAACGAGAATAAACTAAAACTCTATAAGCACCAAGTTCTCTATAAATGTCATATCCATGACCTCCCTTTGGAGGAATAATCACATCAAAACTAGCAATTGTTCCAGTATTTGTTAATTCATCTGGGATTCCTGGTGCTCCTGGTTCAAATTGAATAATTCCTTTAGTATAACCAGTTCCACCATCAGACACATAAGCATCTGAAACTTTTCCAAAAGAATCAATTATAATCGTTGCTTTTCCCCCAGACCCATCACCAAGAATTGGAATATTTGTAAATGTTTTTGAAATCGGAGAATATCCAGAACCTCTATTTTTTATAGTTATGATTTGAATTTTCCCATCAATTGCATTATTTTTTGTCGAAATACTTTCACCAACTGTTCCCCAATCTTCAGGAACAGGAATGAATTCAATAGAATCAAATTTTACAATTTCTGATGGTTTGATAGTATAAAGGTATTTCCAAATATAACCATCTCCACTTGTTCCAGCAGGTCTTGGTTCCAAATCTACAAATTCTGGTTTATCTACAGATGGTTTCCCCCTTGGATTTTCTGGGTCTGCACCATTTTGCAAGCAAATATAAACTCTCAAATCATCATTAATTACATAATAATTTGCATCATATAAAGAGGAAGAATTTGTAACTGGTGATAAGTTATAAATTGTATAATCGTGTCTATACATTTCATAAGTATATCCACTTTGCCAAGTATTTTTTCTAACCATTCTTCTCACATCACTTTGAGTGACTTTTTTCATAGAAATGATGGTTTCTTTTATTTCATTTTCTTCTTTAAAACCATCCAATGGAGGCAACCCATCACCCCAAGATGCCGAACCATTTGCCTGAGAATTTAACGCATTTGGTTGCCCGATAAAAGTATAATAAGTGTTTGCCGTATCCCCAACACCAATAAGACTTTTTATGAAAGTCTCAGCATTAATTATCCTAAATTGATCTGATATAATTGCAGACATTTTAATCGTATACTTTTTTTTCTATTTATTACTAAATTAAACCACGAGTTCTATAAACTTCTGCTGCTGTGGACAATCCAGTTAATCCATTGTTAGTATTTACAATAAAATCTTTTGGATTTTCTCTTGCTCTATTTTGATAATCATATATTTTACTCCAGGTATATCTTCCATAGAATCCAGTTGTATTAATTCCAAGATTTATTGCTTTATCTACACCATTTGGAACAGGAACAAAATCACATCTTACAGTTACTATTCCAGATGATGGAGTTGTAACATTTTCTACTCTGTAGAGACCATCAATAAATGAAGTTGCTGTTCCAACTTTAATTCCAGTGGTAGTTGTTATTCCTGTTAAAGCATATCCAGAAGTTACGTTGCTATCATAAATCACAAAATAATCACCTTGTTCCAACTGACTATATGTTACACCAAATGTATTAAGTGCGGAATAACCAATACCAAGAGTAGTATTATCATAAGTTTCTGACTTTAATTTAAATTCTAAAGAAGACAATCCAATTCCTATAGTGTTAATACCAATTATTGTGCCAAAATCACCTTTTGCTTTTATTGAATATACCTTTTCTCTATTTGGTTTTTCACTTTCAAAAATAACAGGAGGAATATTTGTTTGCGTATAACCAAATCCACCATTTGTAATTGTTACTGAAGTTACAATACCATTAGTAGTCGAAGAAGTTGCTGTTGCCCAATTGTAAACTGGTTCTGAATACATAATTGTCGCAGCAGAACCAACTATAACGTATCTTCCTTCATAACTTAATGATGGAACAAAAATTAAATCTTTAATTGCATTTGATTGATTTGTTGTTCTTTTTTCCCAATTTGATAAATCTAATGAATAATATAAATCTCCATTATCATCTAATGCAGCATAAAGACTATCATAATAGTTTATATTTGTAAAATTATTTGTGATATTTGTATTCTGTAATCCCCAAGTTATTCCATTTTGAGATGTTATAATTGTTGCATTATTTCCGACTGCAACAAATTTTGTCCCATCCCATATAACTTTATTCAAATTTTGCGTAGTTGGTTTTAATGAATCACCAACAATAGACCAAGTTTCTGTATCAAATGAATAATAAATTGTTCCACTATCACCAACTGTAACAAAAATGCTATCATTATTTGTTATTGAATTTAGATTTGTTGTGTTTGTTTTATTTTTTTCAAAAAATTCTGTGGTTCCAATTCCAACAGCTGTAAAAATTGGAATAGATGTTCCTGTGCCAACTGCACCAACAGCAACAAAGGTATTTTTGGATGACGAATATGCAATATCTTTAAACTCACCTGTATATGTGCTAGGAATATTAGTAGCAACATTACTTACAAAGTTAATAGTTTGATTGGTCAATTTGCACTCCGTCCAAGAAGATGTCAATGTTGTTACAATACCAGTTGCCGTTACAATTTTTCCAGTTTGTCCTACAGCAACATAAGTATTTGTTCCTGCAAATGCAACAGAATTAAATGATATTGTGTTTCCATATCCAATACTACTATTCGACCAAGAAATTCCATCCACACCTTTAATCAAAAGACTACTTGAACCAACACCAACAAAAATATTTCCATAAATTATTGACTTTATTTCATAATTCGTACTTATGCCAGAAGTTCCTTTCCAATTATAAATTGGATCTTTTTTTGTTACAAATGATGATGAAATTGCAACTGTTGGATTTGTAACCTTATATCCAGAACCAGAATTTTCAATTGTAATACTTGAAACAGTTGAAGCAGCAGAAACATTTGCAATTCCAGATGCAGAATCAATTATATTATTATCAAGAACAATAATATCTCTCAATTCCTCTGTCAGTCCTCTTCCAATATCTTCCACAAATAATGGAAAAGCATTATTTACATATATCGTTATATCGTTTTTTGATACTGATTTGATTATTCTTGTTGTCGGTACATTTCTTGATTTTAAATCTGGTCTTCCTTTTGTATATAAAACCCCATTTATAATTTTGTCTCTTGTCTGTTTAGTCCAACTAATAGGTCTTGCTTTGTTTGGATCGATATTGATACCAATGCTATCGTAAGGAAATGTATCAAATGCATCTTCAGAAACAATTTTTTTAACAACACGTTCAAACTGTTCTCTATCATATAAATCTAATATATTTTCTCCAATTTGAATTGAATCCCCCTCTTTAATTGTTCTTGGTGGATCAACTTGATCTACATCTAAATCAGATCCTCTATAATATAAAATTAAACATTTTGAATTTGGTTTTGGTGCCTCACTGAAAATTATTTGTGAACCAATTATTTTATAAGATTCCTCTGGTTTTTGTAAAATATCATTTATAAAAACAAAAAAGTTATTTGTAACTTTTAAATCCGAATTTGGATCTGCTCTTACTGAAAAAGTATCTGTTACACCAAAAGTTGTAACGGTCAGTAAAAATTTACGTTTTTTTCCAGTAAAATTTGGTGTAAGACTATTAATTCTAACAAATTGACCTGGATAAAATCCACCAAATTTATCTGTGAATGTTTCTAAAATAGTCATTCTAAATTCACTAAATCCCACTCCAACCAATGGATTTGTGGTAACACCAACAACTGTTAATATTTCCCCAACTTTGTAACCATATCCAGGATCATCTAAATTAAATCCAGTAATACTAGAACCATTACTTACAATGACAGAAACCTTTGCTCCTTCACCAACACCACTAGAACCACCAGTATAAGCAACACCAAGATTGCTATAATTTGGTGGAATTGGTATTTCGATGCTTGGTTTTGCTGCAGTTGTATATCCAGAACCTGGATTCGTAATGCTTAATGAAGTTATTGTTCCCCCAGATCCAATTGAAGCAGTAATTGTAGCACCACTACCAATTGTAGAAGCAACACTAATTATTGGAGCAGTTCTATACCCACTTCCAGCACCAGTTAAGTAAATATTTGATATTGTACCAGCAGCAGACACAGAAACTGTTGCAGAAGCACCTACGAGTGGCTGATAACCATATCCAGTACTAATTGCAACTCTAACAATTTTTCCAGCATTTGGAACACCACTCACAAACTTAATAGTATTATTTCCTTCAGTATCAATAATGAAATCACCATCCGATACTTGAGA